GTCAGCGCAATATCCAGGCAGTTCTATCAGACCCCGAGGACATTGTGCGCACAGAGGTTTTGTGCATCCAGGTGGATACCATCAACCCAGTCGTAAATGCTGCACTTTGGGAGCAGTGCAGAAATTCTGGTTTGCGACTTAATCCGTCAGTTGATACCTGGCTGGCAATCGATCTCTCTCCTAACCGACAGCAGGCAGCTCTTGTTGCAGCTCAAAGGTTGGAGGGTGATCAGTTCCAGGTTCAATTGCTTCAGACTTGGAACAATTCGGTGACCCTGGATGATAAAGCAATGGCAAATGACATTGCTGATTGGGTGCGCAAATACCCAGTCCAGGTTGTTGCCTATTCCGCTCGCACAGCAGCTGCCGTTGCCACCCGCTTAAAACCTGCCGGAATTCAGATTGAAGCAATTGATGGTCAAGAATATGCCCAGGCTTGCGATGAATTCCTCGGCGCTATTGCTTCGCAGCGTTTATTGCACTCCGGTCAAGATGAATTTACAAAGCAAACCCTTTCAGCCGTCAAATTACCTTTTGGAGATGGTGGATGGGTGATGGGTCGCAAAATCAGCAATGCCACAATCGCCGCGCCAATCGCAGCCGCACTTGCCACCCACTTTGCGACTCGCCCTGACACAGAGATTGACATTATTGCCGTATAAGTGATAAATGCCCTATAATCGGACACAATGGGCATTAGGGATATCTTGTTTCCACAAGTCACAGCACAAGCACCTGAAAAGATTGCTGATGTGACTGCCTCACTTACTCCAATTCAAATTTCTGATTCCGTCTATAACATTTTAGGTGGAGCGACAAATACAACGCGACAATTGGCAATGTCAGTGCCAGCGGTTGCAAGAGCGCGAAATATTATTTGTGGCACTATCGGCTCACTACCTCTCACAACATTCAACCGCATCACTGGCGAATATGTCGATCCTCAAAGAGTTATCAATCAGCCTGATCCTCGCGTTGCTGGCTTTGTCATATACACCTGGCTAGCTGAGGATATTTGGTTCTATGGTGTCGGGTATGGTCAAGTCACCGAAATGTATGCAACGACTGATGGCGGAAGAGTTCGCGCCTGGACTCGCGTTTCACCTGAAAGAGTCACAGTTGATACCAATCCGCTAAACACAGAGATTCGCGGATACAAAGTTGATGGCAAAGCAGTTCCTGCAACCGGCATTGGTTCATTGATTCGTTTCGATGGACCTGATGAGGGTTTCCTCCATCGAGCAGGTAAGACAGTTGCAGCTGCAGTTTATTTAGAAAACGCGGCAGTTAATTACGCCAAAGAGCCAGCACCTTCAATGGTTTTGAAAAGCAATGGCACAAACTTAACAAGCGAGAGAATCTCAGCGCTTCTTGCAGCCTGGAAATCTTCTCGCCAATCTCGTTCAACTGCTTTCCTAAATGCAGATGTCGATTTACAAGAGTTTGGTTTTGATCCACAGAAATTGCAATTGTCAGAGGCTCGCCAATTTGTTGCACTGGAGTTGGCTAGAGCTGCAGGGATTCCTGCATACTTCCTCAGCGCGGAAACAACCTCGATGACTTACTCAAACGCGGTTAATGAGCGCCGCTCACTTGTTGATTTCTCACTTCGCCCAATCTTGAAGGCAATTGAGGAAAGGCTATCGCTGCCGGACTTTCTACCAAACCCAGTGATGTGCCGTTTTGATCTTGATGATTTCCTGAGAGGCAATCCATTGGAGCGCGCTCAGGTATATGAAATCTTGAACCGCATCGGCGCAATGAGCGTTGAGCAAATTCAGCGCGAGGAGGACTTAATCCCTAATGAAAATTAATGTGCCAATGACCATTACATTTGCTGATGTGGCAAAGCGCCAGCTCACAGGCCGAATCGTTGCCTGGGAAGAGCAGGGCAACACCTCAGTTGGTCCGACAATTTTTGCGAAAAACTCAATCAAGATGGAAGGTGGTATCAAACTCCTTCTCGAACACGACAGAACCCGACCAATTGGCAAGTTAATCGATGCCAAAGTTTCAGATTCAGACATTGTGGCTACATTCCAGCTCGCAAAGACTTTTGCAGCTGATGATGCTTTAGAAGAAGCCGCCACTGGTCTGCGCGATGGCTTCTCGGTAGGTGCAATGATTAATGAATGGTCGAATGACAATGGGAAAATGAGAATTACTGAGGCCGAGCTAGTCGAAGTCAGCCTAGTCACCGACCCAGCAATTGATTCTGCTCGCGTCAGCGAAGTTGCAGCATCCGAAGCTAAAGAAGAGAAAAAAGAAGATTCCACACCGGCATCCGCCGATGAGGACAAACCAACCGAAGGAGAACAAGTGTCAGACACTACCGCTCCTGCTCCTGCCGTAGAAGAAGCGGTAGAAGCAGCAAAGGTAGAAGCTGCGGCTCCAAAGCCAGCTTTCTACACCGCGCCTCGTTATGAATTTACGAAGGCTAAATATCTAGAAGCATCAGTCCGCGCTAAGGTGCTCGGCGATGATGCTGCTCGTCAGTATGTTCTTGCTGCTGATGACACAACCTCAAACAATGCTGGTCTTATCCCAACCCGCCAGCTCACCGAGGTCATCAACCCACTCTCAAACGCAGTGCGCCCAGCACTTGACTCAATCAGCACTGGTGTTCTACCTGATGCCGGAATGAGCTTTGAGATTCCAAAAATCACCGCAGTTCCAACAGTTGAAGATGAAAATGAAGGCGATGCAATTGTTGAAACCGGAATGACAAACTCTTTTGTCACAGTCAATGTCAATAAGTATGCAGGCGGACAGACATTCTCCGTTGAATTGCTTGATCGTTCCTCACCAGTATTTTTCGACATTCTCGTTGATGAGATGGAGAAGGCATACCTAAAGGCAACTGAAGTTGCAATCATTGCTGGCTTAGTTGCTGGCGGAACAGACGGCGGAAACCGCACTCTGGATGCTGATGGTGTCAATGCATTCGTTGCAGATGGCGCAGTTTCAATCTATGGCGCAACTCTTGCCACACCTTCAAACATTCTTGTGACTCCAGCACAATGGGGCAACTTGATGAAGATTGATGACAATGGCCGCCCGATTTACAACAGCCTAATCGGAAACAGCAACCAGGCTGGAAACCTAAACGCTACTTCCGTCACCGGAAACCTTCTCGGACTAAACCTCCGCGTTTCCACAAATCTCGCAACTGGCGACACTGATGGAGATAACTCTCTCATCATCATCAACCCAGCTTCTTATACCTGGTATGAGTCAAGCCGCTTCCGTCTTCAGACAAATGTGGCTCTCAATGGTCAAATTGAAGTGGCTTATTATGGCTACGGCGCTTTGGCAACAAAGGTTGGCGCTGGCGCTTACCGCTGGATGATTGCCTAATCAATCGTCAAATAGTTAGGCAGTCCGCTCCCGAGCTGCCTAACACCTAGTAGATAGAAAGGAACCGAAATGCCCTCGATTGTCACCGCAAGCGAATTGCGCTCGATCCTGGGCGTTTCGGCTTCCCTTTACAATGATGCTTATCTAAACGACATTATTGATGCCTGCGAATCAATCCTTTTGCCAATGCTTGTCAGCTATAAAGCACCAATTGCAAAAGCCGAATTAAATGACAATGTTGCAGTCTTTGTGACTCAGGGTGAGCACCCTTTCAGCGTTGGTCAATCAGTAATCATCACCGGAGTCAATGCCACATTTAATGGCACTCACACAATTACTGATGTTGGTTTGTCATATTCTTACAATTACCCCACTTTCCCAAATGGCGTTGTTATTGATTACACCATTTTAAATCAAGAGTTTTCCGTTGCAATAACAGCCGCCGATGTCACCGAATTCAATATAATCCCAGCAGGAACAGCAACCCTTTCAGGCGCATCCACTTATGTTGGCAATGCAGCCGTTGAATCAGCAGTTTTATCCGTTTGCGTTCAAATTTTTCAAAATCGTACTGCAGGCGGTGGAGCAATTGAAGGCGTTGATTTCACAGTGACTCCGTTTAGAATGTCAAGAGGTCTTCTCAGCTCGGTATCGGGTCTGCTTGGGCCTTATCTCGATGTTGAAACGATGGCCCAATAATGCCCAGCACCATCGCCGAAACTCGCGCAGCAATCAAGACTGCCATTGGATCAGTCGCTGCCAATGTTTATGATTTTGTGCCGGAAGCCCCGCAAGTTCCATTTGCTGCGGTTGTTCCTGGCTCGCCCTATATGGAATTTGAGCTGATTGGCAAAGCGACATTTCGCGCCAAACTCAATTTCATTATTTCAGTTGGAGTTGCCTATTTCTCAAACCCAGCCGCGTTAGGCAACCTTGAAGAGCTGACAAAATCAATTGTCCAAGCACTTCCTGGCGGTTATGAACTTTCGGTGGTCGAATCGCCCATTGTCAATACAGTGGGAACAAATACGATTTTGACCAACGATATCCGCTTGAGCATCCGCTACGAGCAAACTTCCTAAAGGAGCAAAATGCCAACAAATATCATAACGGGGAGAGATGTCACTTTTACGCTCGATGCTGCATCTTATGATGCTCAAGTGACCTCAGCCGTTCTCTCCAACGAGCACACAATCGAGGTTTTTCAAACACTCGATGGAAGGGCTTACAAGGCTCTCGATGATCAATGGACCTTCACAATCGAGCTTCTTGCAGACTGGGGCGCAAGCTCATCTCTATTTGAAGCAATGTGGGCAGATGCAGAATCTGCACCAAATACAACACTTGCAGTTTCATTCACAGCTGCCTCAGGTGCAGTTTTCGCCTTCAATGTGCTTCCAGTGTTCCCAAGCGCTGGCGGTGCAGCTCCAGGAGCACAAACCGACACCTGGACAATGACAGTTGTTGGAACTCCAACAGAAACCTTCAGCTAAGAGATCAGGAGCATCGGGAGCAATGAAATTACCAATCACAATTGAATACAACTCAGGCGAGAGTGTCACTTATACGGCGCAACCGCCTGAGTGGGCTAAATGGGAAAGAGCAACTGGTCACACACTTGCAAAAGCCCAGGAAGTCATTGGCATTTGGGATTTGATGTTTTTGGCATATAACGCGCACAAGCGGGAAAGTGCCGGAAAGCCAGTCAAATCATTTGAGATTTGGATGGAAACAGTCGCTGATGTTTCAACCGGAGCATCTGACCCAAAAGCCACACCCCAGGAAGCATA